GACGATTTCAAAGACCGTTGCCTTAGGCCAAGGCGAAACCCCAACAATAACTACAACAAATTTTTAAAGAACAAGATGTGTATTGTATACCAAACACAATGGTCTGGCAACTACAATGTTGTTTTAAAACAACAAACAAAAAAACCCTAGATTTTTTAGGTCTAGGGTTTTGTGTTTGGAGTCTTTTTTAGAACTTCTGTTTTAGTTCTCCATCTTCACACAAAACCCGGTGGCAATCGCCCATGAGCTATCAGCGCAATTAAATGTGCGATACTCTGGCTGCAACGATAAGGGTTTATGGGATATGAGAGACACTTTTTTCTTTCTAAAAAATTTAATATATGTGTATTATATAGGAACTTTTGAGCCTTGGCAAGCGGTTTTTAAAAAATATTTTTATTTCTTCCACGCAATAGGGTAGGATTTTATCGGTCCAGATGGGTCAACAAAGTCATCGAAGGTTTCCCAAAGGTGTTCCGATATTGCAAACTTTGTAAGTAATCCAATTTCACGACCATAAGCATCTATCTCCCATGGCTGAACCCAATAATCAATCTTGTCTGGATTAACCCTCTTACCTCTCCACTTGGTCAATTCATCGTTGGTTTCACCATCAATGTATTGTTTGACATGCACCATTTCATGTGCTAATGTTTCCAGTATTCTTCTGGATCCAATATTTGGATTGATTTCAATTAAGAAACTTCTTGGTTTGTTTGCAGTATTATAATCTTGTATACTTGCAAACCCATACTCATCAATTTTAGAACAAAATCTTATTTCAGTATGGCAATTATTTCTTATTCTGGTGTTGGGCACCAATTCCTTGGCGTAAAAGTGAGCCGCCTTTTCAACAAAGTGTTTGAAATCTTTATCTGGACAGTTCACAATGCGAAAATTCATCTAACCTCCAAGGGAAACAATGACCCTTAGTTATTTAGATGTTCAGATTTTTTCCACTCCAACACCTGCTGCTTCCAAGAAATGTAAGCCATCCTCGTTACGATAACTGTTCCTATAAAAAACATGGCTGATACCAGACTGAAATACCAACTTTGCACAGTCCATACAAGGGGCATGAGTGACAAAAAGAGTAGCACCGTTGCCAGATTCGTTAGACCTTGCCAGCTTAGCGATTGCATTAGTTTCCGCATGTAGAACCTCTCGTTTGGTTACAAGTTTATATTTTTTCCAAATATTTGCATCTTTAGGAAGTTGTTGTTCAGACCAATCACCATCTTCACAGTAGATTTTATCTTCACAATTGTTGTCCCATCCTGAAGGCATTCCATTATAACCAATACTTATAATGCGGTCATCCTTTACAATAATTGCACCAACATGAAGTCTACGAGCCGAGGACAATTCAGCGAATGTCTCGGCAACTTTCATATACGCATTACGAAATTTTTCTTTCATTTTAACTATTTAAAACTTTTGCTACTGAATTCATTACTGCGGCAATACGTCCAATGTCACGCAATTGTTCAACTGTGTAACCTTCCTTTTTCAAGGTATCATAATGTGCCTTAACACAGAAATGACATTTACCAACAATACTTGCGGCAAGACTGAACGCTTCAAAGTTTGCCTTTGTAGTTCCGCCATGTGACGCAATAGCGTTCATACGTAACTGTGCTGGCAATCCTTTTAGTTGTTCATCATCGGCCATTTCAACATATGGATACCATACATTGTTCTGTGCCATAATACTAGCGGCGGTCATTGCCGACTCTGCAAATGTAGGATTGTCGGATAGCATTACTGCTAATACTTTGCCATTGCCTGTTGCAGCAAGTGCAGCTACAGCACAACCCATAGCCACATCTGCATCTAACGAACTACGCAAAAGAACAGCATCAAGATTTAACTTGGTGTCTTTTGCATAGTCTGGCAACGCACCTTTAATTGCGTCAATGAATGCCATTATAGTGTCTCTCCACCAACTGTGCGGTTACATGCACATAGTTCACCAGTTTGCAATGCGTCAAGAATACGCAATGTTTCTTCAGGTGAACGACCAACGTTCAAGTTGTTAACAGTAACGTGTTGAATAACGTTATCAGGATCAACAATAAATGTTGCACGAAGTGCTGCACCTGCTGGAGCATAGAACACACCTAGTTGTTCAATAAGACTCAAATTGTTATAGGTGCTGGTGGATGCATCATATGATCCACGTTGTGTATCAGCAAACTGTATGTGTTTGATTTTAGATAAATCTTCATGTGAACGTTGCCAAGCCAATTTGCAGAACTCGTTGTCTGTTGAACCCGTAAACAACACAGCATCACGGTCTGCAAAGTCTTGGAACAATTTATCGTATGCTACAATTTCTGTTGGACATACGAATGTGAAGTCTTTAGGATAATATACAATTACCTTCCATTTTCCTGCAAATGATTCCTCTGTGATTGTGAAGAAGTCATCTTTACCTGGATTAATACCTGTTACGGCAAATTTTTCTAGTTTGTGTCCTACTGTTTTCATAATTTTCCCTTATGTTAATGAATGTAATGAGTAATCTCACTGGATTACTTATCATAGTATATCACAATAATGAATATAAATCTAATTGTATTTTTCTATTATCGTGATAGTTGCATGGTGGGCCCACTAGGAATTGAACCTAGACTCAATGAATTATGAGTTCACTGCTTTACCATTAAGCTATAGGCCCTTATTTGACGTATTCTAAAGAATCTTTACGCATCAGTTTCGGAGTTTCTCTGATACCAATATTCTTAATGACATAAACAAACGCAACTCCGTCTATCTCTTTTATTTCATTAGAGACAACGTAATAGTTTTCCAGTGTGGTTTTCACACGAACTTTTTTAATGGTTTGTTTAAGTGTTTTCATAATGACTTTATTATACATAAAAAAAAAGGGGTCTGTCAAGACCCCTTCAGGTAATTATCTACCTTTTATGCCAGGTCCTGACCTGTGTTGATTGATTGCCTTTATGGATTCTTGTAAGACTTCAAGTATACTTAATAGGAAATTTTTCATTTGAATCTTTCCGGATAGTTTAGGCGTTCCCATTCCTCATCCGTTACTGGCCACCAATTAGGCATCTTTAGAAACCAAAGGAATTTTCTTGATTGCATCTTGAACTTTGACCATGTTTTGTAGGCCAATTTTCAACATGCCGTTTACCAACTCAGCGTTTTCAATTTCAACCTTGTCGGCCAATTTGAATTCACGTGTGAAGTTACGGTTTGCAATACCTTTGAACAAGAAACTATCTGGTGCATCTTCGTCTTGTGTGTTACCTTTAACGACAAGCTTGTTGCCTTCAAGTGTAATTTCAATATCAGATTGTGCAAAGCCAGCAACTGCCATTTCAATGACAAATTTGTTGTCTTTTACTTGTTTGATATTGTATGGGGGATATGTCGCTTTAGCGATTTGTTTTGACATTGACTCCAATTCTTTGAACACATCAGTATAACCGATGGTGAATGGGTCGAATTTTTGGAACTGACTGAAAAAGTCTGTCATAGGTTTCTCCTTAAATAAGCAAGTTAATAAATTGTATCAACCCCAAATGGGCGTTGATGATGGTGTTTAACAAGGTTACCACCTACCTTGCTCCCATCCCGATGGGACTGAGACTATATCAATATTTATATCAGTTGTCAACCATTTTGTGGTTTTTTACCAATATTATATTTTGGTGTTAGTTGCCAGTCATTCTTTTCTTTGTGTGACAATATCTTAATCTGTGACAAGAAAATTGGTGTTGGCACCTCTGTTTGTTTTTTGTTAACTAATTTTACCAGACCCCAATCTTCCAATAGGTTTGCAATGGCATTCCTACGTGCTAAATCGTTTTCTGTAATGTCTGTTGGTTTACCATCTAATGCAAATAGTTCTTTAAAATGCACCACATAGTATTGACCACGTTTATGTAAGATGTGACACGATTGGTATAATACCTGGTCTTTTTTGGAAGCAACACCAATCCTTGTTAGTGTCTCTCTTACCTTTAAAAAATCGTCTTTATCATTTAATGTCACTTCAACCAAATCTTTAATGTCTATCATTATTCTTCACTCCGCCTGTATCTATTCTTGTTTTTATATCAGCGATTTGTTCATCGGTGAGGATACGTAAGGCTTCTCTGGCCTTGGAGTTTGAATAACCATAATAGGTCTTTATACACTCAATATCCTTCAACGAATCGGCCTTTTGCCATGGAACGAACTTCCGTTTCATAGGCCTGATACTATTTAGAAGATACTGGTATTGCATATCCTTGTCCAAATTTGGCCAAAGATTCATGTCATTGACATACAAAACACAGTCAAGGTGGTTGGAAAGAGACCTATTGACTAGGAATGGTGCGTAATTGTTGAAATCCAATTCTTCATCCGGCACCTTTTTTCTAAGGATGAAGTCTGCAAAATCGAACGGACTCATTTGAACTCACATTCAACCATCAATTCTGTTAGACATGCAATCAAGTTGATTTCATGGTCAGCAACAAATGCTCCTTGATATTGGTATTTCGC